TTTCTCTGTCCTTTCTGAACATAAAAACAACCGCTTGTGACCTCATATAATGGTCATATAGCGGTTGTCTTTGTTCCTGTGATAATTTCCTTGTCTGTTGATTACTCTGCTAATTCAGGGCAATCAAGGTCAATCAGAACTTCCTTCACTTTGTCCTTGATTTTCTCAGGTACATCAGCAAAGGTTTTCTTGCCCTTAATGATAAGGGTTGCATAGATCACTGCCATAGATTCCACATCCTTTCTAAATAAAATTTTTATGATAAACTGAAACAACATCAGTTACCACCTTCTGCCAGTTCCGGATGTCCTTCATTAATAAGCACCTGTTTGACTTCATCCTTGATCTTGTCAGGAACATCATTGATTGACTTCTTACCCTTGATGATAAGTGCTGCATAAATATTTGCCATATTCTCACCCCTTCCTTATGCCATCATTTCATAGATTTCACACATGGCTTCCTGTGCCTGTGTCATCTGATCTTCCAAGGATGTGTTCCTGTCATCAATCATTTTGATGTATTCATCCTTGGTGTACTGGGTCAGGTCATATTCATAACCAGTGAACCCCGGCTGTTCATCTGTCCCGACTTCTGTGACCGGGGTGATGTTTGCAGCAACCCAAACTGAATAGTCATCAATGACTTTCTGTTCAGGCTGCTTTGTACTGCGTACTTTTCCGTACTCTTTCATGCTTTTTACCGCCTTTCTTGATATGATCTTTATAATACCTATCAGCATAAGGCTGAATTGGTTCAATATATTTTTTAGACAATCGGCTGCTATCACAATATTTCAACCAACCCTTATAGGAATTGATTGCCTGTTATGCTGCTACCTTTTTTCGATACACCAACCGACCGCCGATACGCCGACTACGAGCAGAAGAAGCATCATTCAGATACCAATAGAAAGCACCGGCATACAAGCCATCATCCCAATCAGCACCCAATCTAGCGATACGCCAACCAGTACCGTTCTGATTCCAACAGTAATCACCAACAGGAAGTGCAGTGTTTCCGTTGAACTCACCCGGTAAGAACAACCAATCAAAATCTTCTGAATAGCAGAAAGCGGAAATATAACCGTTTCCATACTTTGCTGTCATTCCTGTATCTTCATAAGGTGCTGCCTTAATGTCATCAGCAAAACCATGATCTGCAACATAGGTTTCACACTCACCTGTGGTTGCGTTCGCATAGTGATTGATGCCGTCAATCCACCACCAAATGTTGCCCCAAAAGTTTTCCTCACCACGGTATGACACAATCTGAATACCGTTAGCGTTGACAACTGAACCTGATGCATTACCAAGGGTAATTGTTGCACCTGTGTTTTCTGTCATTGAAGTCTGACCGTCATCAGTCTTGGAATTGGAAACAGCATCGTTACCAATGACAGACTGCATATTGAAGGTTGCATATTCAATCAGCATAAGCATCTGTGAAGCGGATGTTGTCTGAACAACACCCTGTTCCCAACCAGTACCACGTTTTTCAGCAAGTTTTCTGATATTGGCACGGGTTGCGTCCTGTGTAAGTCCTGAAAGCGGTTTTGCATTAGCAATACTACATAACATATCAGCAGCAAAGTCAGCAACCTGTGAATCATCAAGAATGTACGCTGATGCAGATGCATCCCAAAGTGAACCTTCAAAGGCTGCAAGATATGCAACATCATTTTCCTGACCATTTACAATGAACGCCGGATGAAGTTTGAATCCCGCCTTTGGTGTATCTGATACATAGTATCTGATTTTTCTTGTGATTGCCCCCTTGGTTCTCTTTTCAGTTTTAAGCGGTACAACCTTGTAATAAAACTTTGGCTGTTCAACCATTACCTGAACGATTGTCCCGGCACTGAATTTCAGGTTTTCATCAGGTGATTCAGTACCTACCGGGTTACGGTCAACCGCCTGTGTCAGTTTTCCAGTAGTGGAAAATCCGGCTTCACCGTAATACGCAACAACACGTCCGTCATTGGTAAGGTTGCAACGCTTTCTGCCACCAAAGGCATTGATTCCGTCAAATCCTGAACCCGCTGAACGGTTTACTGCCCCGGCAAGTCTTGTGAACTTTTTATTTTCAAAATCCACTTCAACACCATAAATGTCACCGTCTGAATATCCAACAAAGGCTTTCAGATCAGCAATTTCTTTTTCAAGTGCCTGAATGTCACCAACCGTTGCATACGCACCCGGACTGACTGCAAGTGATACGCTGTCAGCGTTTCCTACTGTGGTATATAACTGTAAGTATGCAGCCGATACCGTAACACCGTTATATGGTGGCATATAACAGTTATTTGACTTTTCAATGCAGACTGCATACAGGATTTCACCCTTGTCAGAGTCAACGGCATATAAGCCAAGTGTACGCATATAGTAACCTTCTTTCAGGTCCACATTGGAATATGCTGCATCAATTTTAATTGCAACCTCATTTGTACGGGTAACCTTGGATACAAGGGTTGTCTGCTTGATGTTGCTAAGTGCGGTCAATGCCTGTAACTGACTTTCAGTGTACTGGGTACTGGAAGAACATACTTTTGTAAAATCAATGTTCCCTGACCCGGCAATCATCTTTGCCATAAGTGCCTGACCATTGTTTGTGATGTAAAGTTTTGAATACTCTGCCATCTTATCATTCCTTTCTATGTTGTTTTTATCTCAATGAAGTCTACCTGAACAACGCCGGATGCTGCCTTTGCATTCATATCTGCCCGGATTGTTTCATTAAAATCTGTTGAAATGGTTATCATTGCGGTATCTGTTGCCCTACCACCAAAGTTCACTGTACCCTGAACACTTACTGTTTCCTGACTGTCATTTGTGATGTTCAGCATTTCAGTCTGAACAATCCCACCACCAAAGACTGATGAACCGTTCACATTAAACACTTCCCGGAAATCGTTTGTGATAATAAATTCATTGATGAAGCAGATGCCACCACCAAAAAGAACAGCACCTTTGATGTTGCAAGGGATGCTGTTCTTAGATACAACCACAAGATTTTCAGGAATCATTGTGTTTATGATATTTTCCAGTTCTTCCACCTGACCATATAATTCAAGGTTAGTGTCAATATACAGTGTGTACCCGGTCTTGAAATCACCAGTCACTTCAAAATCACTGTCACCGCAAAGGACAAGCAACTTTTGAAGCAACACTTTCCAAGTGTACGGGATTGTGTTAAACCACTTGCTTTGAACCCTTGAACGCCTTGATTCAAGGGTATCATCAGCAGTTGGGTATATTTTCAGCATCTTTTCAAATCTGCTGATTCCATATTCATCAGCAGTTGAAATGAAGCGGTTACGCAAACACCTGTCAGTTGCCGACCACATCAGACTAAATTCAGGGTTTTCCGCTTCAAGTGCTGCAACGGGTTCTTTGTAACTCTGCATGAATGGCGGTAAGTATGAAACAAGGTCAACTTCTCTTATCATGCAGAAACACCCCCTAACTTTGGTATGCAAAATTCTGTCAAGGTCATATTGCTTGCCGTGCCGTTCAGCTTTGTCCCAGTCACATCCACCACACCATCAACGCCAAGGATGCGGTTTTCAATCTGCAATACCCTGACAATGGTTTGTGATGTTTCTGACCAATTCTTTCTTAATTCCAAGAAGTACGCATCAACTGCTTCTGCAATGGCTGCCTTGGTATTTGACCAGTTGTGACCTTCTTCAAAGGTTACCGTGGTCTTGACCTCAATACTGACAGGTGATGCACTTGCAACACTGACCACATGACCGATTGGTGCAAGTCCGTAACCTTCCCCGGCATTTTCTTCCGGGTCAAGTGTTTGCTGAACGTATTGAACAAGTGTTGAACTTGCTTCACCATAATCATCTGAATCAGTAATGACTACATGAACAGTACCACCAACCGTCAGTTTCTTGTCCTTGGCTGCATTATATACGGCATTAAGCCACGGTTTAACTACTGCCGGAACGGTTGAAATGATTGATTCATACCAGTTCTTGACCACGGTACTGACGATCATGTCAGCGGGTCTAATGTCACCATTCCAAACACGCTTGACCTTACATGACCCAACACCTTCAATGCCTTTGACCTTTGCCATGTAATCAGCATGATTACCACCAAAGGACTGTTCATTGAAACTGTCAAAATAACGCTGTCTGAAAACTTCTGTATCTTCTTCATCTTCACCGGGAATCAATACGCTTGTCAGGCTTGCCGTCTGCAATCCGTCAATATATTCCATTGGTATCATATCCCCAAGATACTGATTGCCAACAACACCTTCTGTTTCACACTGAACCTTGTATGTTCCCGGTGTGATCTGTTCAGTCACAACATAGTTGATTTCACCAATGTTGAAACGCTTTCCAGTAACATCAATGTTTGTTGGTGTGAACTCACCCTGTAAGATTGCCTTGGTTGCGGGTTCAGGTGAAAGTCCCCTGTCCTTTGCAAGCAAGATCAGAAATTCCCTTGCAGCAGTATCACCGTATGAATTTTTTATCAGATATTCCAACTCAATGTATAAAATCTGAAATTCAATAGCGGTTGCACTATGCAGATCATAAACAGGGGATGACGGTCTTTTGTCAAATTTGTCAGATACCCGGTTCATCATCCTTTCAAGGATAATGTCATAAGTCTGATCTTCATACATTCTAAATCTTCACCCCCTTCTCTGCTTTAATATCACCGTAAATTGTTTTTACAGTAAAATAGGCATGAACCACACCCTTAACCGTCAGGTCAAATTCAAAGTCGGTCACGCCCGTGATTCTTTCATCAACGGCTAACGCTTCACTGATTCTGCGTTCTAATTCAGGACAAACCCAAGTGACAGGTTCACCGTACAGGTCAAGTGTTTCAATGCCGTAATACCACGGATATATGATGTACTGATACCGTTCTGTTTGCAGTGTTCTGAAAATCATCTGCTTCATGGCATCCTGTTCATCCACAAGACCCCTGACTGAATCACCGTCTAAATCCATTTTATAAGTTAGGCTTGGCTGTGTTTCAATTTCAAAATCTTGGTCAAGAAAACCAACTGTTGAAGGAATCATTTGCCTATCCTATCCACAACAATGAAGCGTTGACCTTCTTGCTGTCTTATCAGGATAACTTCATCACCAACCGCCAAGCCATTGTGAATGATAATCTTCTTTTTTCCTGTAATTTTGTGAGTATGTGCAAGGTTCTTTGACCCCGTGTTCAAGTCAATGTTGCCACCGCTGCCATTGTCACCTTTTACAGTGTGGTTGTGAGTGGAAAGACTGCTTTCAGAAGTCCAGTCAACTGTTACCATTGTGCTGAAATCCGTCACATTTCTTGAAAGAATCAACTGTTTTTCACCCAGTATCATCTTCTGTTCAACATTGATTTTCAGCGGTGAAGCACTCACAACTTCACCAAAATATACATTTACGGGTTTCCCCGCTTCAACCGCTTCAACGGCTGCCCTTTTCAGGGTATCAACAAGTTCATTTGCATCAGGCAACAAATTCACCCCCTCTAAGTGTCAAATCCATCCAATGTTCACCTTCCTTGTAGGTATGCTTGCATTTTTCAACAAGCATCCAGTTTTTCAGTTTCACATCACCAAGGTCAAGGTTGATGACAACCATTGAACCCGCCCGCACTCTGTTGTCACCTAAAGCGTTGGTAATTTTCAGGTTACGGGTCTTTTTGTTATACAGTTTCAAAAGGGCATCTGCTTTTGCCTGACCGTTTTCACCTTTTTGTAAGGTGTCAAAATACTGTAAGATACCCCACTTGTTAATGTTGGAAGAATCCTGTGTGATGTAAACATCACGCTTTCCTGTGTCCTTGTTATCATAGGTCAGTTTAATTTTGTTATATGTGTTTTCATCAATAGATGAAGTATAGTCAAAGTTCTGCCCGGTTTCTTCATCAATCATCAGGTACGCCCCCGGAACACCCACATACATAGATGACAGGCTTTTCAGGGTAAGTTTCCCAAAGTCATCATATAACACATACATTTCCCCGGAATTGGTCAGTGTCAGGTCAAGGGCATTTGCTATCATTTCAAACAGTGAAGTATTTTCTTCAACCCTTGATTCAATGACATACCCGGTATCATCCAGTGTGCCAAGGTTCAGGGCATAATCATCTGCAATCATTTTCACAAATTGGTTTGCCGTCTTTCCTTCATAGACCTTGGTATCTTTATTTTTTAAGTACCTTAACTGATCGTAAGCGGTGACAGTAATGATTTTGTCCTTGGTTCTCTGCTGCTTGAACACAAAACCAAAAAACACATTGTCACCGTCCACCTTCATCCTGACTGGACTACCTTCTGAAAAATCAAGAATGTTGTCATACAGGACTTTGAAAACCAGTTTGCCGGGGGTGTTTTTTCTTTCTGTTGACCATTCAATACCTTCCTGAACAACAGGCTGATATACTTTTGTTCCTGATTCATTTCCAACCAGTAGTTCAACGTACATTGAACAACACCCCTTTCTTATGCTGCCGGAATGGTCAAAACCTGTCCCGGATAAATTAAGTTAGGATTGCCACCAATGACACCCCTGTTTGCGTTGTAGATCACGGTGTATTTTGCACCGCTGCCGTAAAACCGTTTTGCAATGTTCCACAAACAATCACCACGCACAACCGTATAGGTCTGTGCTGCTGCCGGGTCGGGTGAATTGTTGGTTTCCCGCTTAGGCTCTGCACTTGCCTTTGGCTTGGATGCAGCAATTTTGATGTTGACTGTCTTTGTTCCATAGTCCCGGTACTGTTTCAGATTGAACTTGACTTTGAAGTCAAACCCGTTCTTGGCATCCTCTGAAATTTTGTAATCTTCCAAAGATACTTTCATGTTCGTGTTCAGCAGTTTTTTACTCACCGGGGTCTTTCTGCATACAATGAACTGGAATGTCTTTTTGCCTGTTTTCAACCCTTCAAAAATATCAAAGAAATACCCCGCTTCTTTGAAACCATTCTTATACACCGCATAAGGATGTTTTACTTGCGGGATTTCTGCTTCAAATTCAATGTCGGTCAACCCGGCTTTTTTCAGGATATTGATTTCACCTTCATTTATCAGGTTGACCGTTTTGTTATTACCATTGATTTTGATACTGATTTTTTCAGGGGTGACAGGAAAAAGGCATTTGTCAAAATACATATCATATCCGCTTCTTGCCATTTATTCATGCACCCCTTCCGTCATATTGTCTACCGCTTCATTGACTGAATCTGTCAGTTTGGTCATAAAACCATCAATGTCATCACCGCTGTTCACGGTGTTCTGCATACCTGACATATCAACGTTGATTTCAGCGGTTGTGAATCTGTTAATTGCTTCTTGTTCTGCAATGTCACGCAAATACTTCAAATCTTCTTCTGTAACATCCAAAGAATCCTTGATTTTGCCTGTGTTATCGTCAATATTTCCAATGCTGTCACCCACGCCTGAATTTGCTATTGCATCATTGAACCCTGATGTGTAATCACCCACATTAGAAATATCTGTCTGACCGAATACATCCGACAGACTAAAGTTTGAAACCTTATCAGCAATACTGCCACTCCATGCTGCACCCGCATTGAACGCATCTGATGCCCAACCATTCTGAAATGCATCAAAGGTTGACATTCCTCCATCAAACGCATCACCGATTGACTGGTAATCTTCTTTGTTTCCGGCTGCTTCACTTGATTTAGCTGCATACTCATCCGCTGCGGATGAAATGCCGGAATAGTCAAATTCAACAAACGGTAACTTGTTCAGTGCTGAACAAATACCTTCAATGACCGAAAGTGCCGTGCTTAACAGGTTGTAAAACCATGACTGAACAGAACAGATTGCATTGTGAAATGCCGTCATCATATTGGATGCAAGTGCTGCAATGGCATTTCCAATACCCAAGGCAATATTTGCCACGGTCAGACCCAAGTTCTTGAAGAACTGAATCACCACGTTCACACCACCAGTAATCACACCAAACCCTGAATTTGCAATACCTGTCATTTTTGCAATCGCATTACATACGGCAAAAATAATTGCAATAAGTGCGATAAGCAACATGATGATCCACACAACAGGACACGCATACAATGCCCCATTATAACCCATCTGTGCAGCGGTTGCTGCCATTGTCTGCCCGGTAACTGCTGCCATAACTGCAATCTTGGCTGACATTGCCAATGAATGAATCATGCTTGCTGCTGCGGATGCAAGTTCAATAGCCTTTACAATGCCAAGGTACGCTGCATATACAGCCAGTGCAGCAATGACACCGTAAATGATCGGACTGATAACAGACCAATTATCCGCAATGAACCCGCCGACAGTTCCGACCAGTTCAAAAATATTCAGTACAACATTCGCAAGGGTTGCCATTGCTTCAATAGCACCCTGAATGAAAGTCTGAAATGCTTCACTATTGGCTAAATCGTTCAGTCTTTGAAGAACAGGCTGAAATGCAATCAGTGCGGTGTTCTGCATTGACTGCCATATCTGCCCCCAAGTCATAGGCATTTCATTGAATTTGCTGTTAATGTCATCGGCAGCAGAAAAGATTGCTGCCTTGACTACATCAGCGGAAAGTTCCCCATCCGCTGCCATTTCTCTGATCTTACCGATTGGAACATCAAGATAGTCCGCAATGTTCTGAATCAGGTTAGGTGCTTGTTCAAAGATACTGTTCAATTCATCACCACGAAGGACACCTGAACCAAGTGCCTGTGATAACTGCAATTCTGCATTTGCTGCTTCTTGGGTGCTTGCCCCGGCAATCGTCATCTGTTTTTGAATCAGATCAGCAAAAGCAACAACTTCTTCTGAACTGCTGAACGCATCCTTTGCGTTGTTACCAAAACGGGCAACAACATCAGCCATCTGACTGAATGAACCCCTTGCATCCTGTGCTGCTGCATATACCATGTTGACAAGTTCAGCAGTTGTCTGAACCCCGTCATTCATCATGTTCAAACGGGATGTTGTCTGAACAAGTTCGTCTGAAATGTTCAGTGCTTTCCCAACTGACTGAATACTGACATAGGCTGCAACCGCCCGTTTGATGGTATTGGTCAATTCATTTGCCTGTTGTGTTCCGGCTGAAATTTCCTGATTGAAACGCCCCTGTTCATCCACATTGTCACGGATGTACCTTTCTGTGTTGCCAACAGTTTGTGACAAACGCAAATAGGCATCATTGGCAGCAGAAACATTCATGTTCTGCATTGCCTGATTCAGTGAATTTTGTTCCTGAATAGCCTGATTCAACTGCATACGCAACTGTTCCAGTTCTGCATTTGCATTGTCTGCCCCAACATTTACCGGGTTGTTCTCAATCTGCTGAATCCGCTGCTGAATTGCAGATAACCGCTGTTGCATGGTGTTCATATCCTGAACTGCTGCATCCGGCAGTATATCCATTCCCTGTGCGGTCTGTGAAATCCTTGCCTGTGTGGTGTTCAGTGTGTTCAACATATCGTTTGCACTCTGAACTTCTTGCTGAAATCGTTCAACACCTGTTCCTGTGAACACATCCACCCCGTCAGTGTTCCATGTGACCGGGATTTCTACTGGTTCAGGGTCAGGCGGTGCAATATCAGGTGCAGTCTGTCGGCTTGCTGCCTGATTCATTGCTTCAATGGCAGCAGTTGCCTGATTGATTTCATCCCTTGCCCCTTCAATGCTGCTTGTATCAATATCAGCGTTCATTGACTGCTGCATATCATACATTTCAGACACGGCAAGGTTCACTGAACTGATGATGTTGTTCAACACTCCGCTGAATTGGTCATTAAGTTCAATACCTGTCTGAATAGATGACACCTGTTTCACCGTCCTTTCTTAGTGTTTTTTCTTTGCCCTTGCTTCTGCCTTTTTCTTTTCCTTCTTGTCATGCTCTGCTTTCAACTTGATTGAAGCAATCACAAAGGCTTTTTCCTGTTCATCCATAGCCAAGAACACTGATGGAAGAATGTGAAGTTTTAGAAGGGCATAGTAAGCATAATTTGCTTCACCATCCCCTTCTTCAATTAGTTTTTTGCTTCATCAACCTTTTCATCAAGTGACTTGGTAAATCCCTGAAACTTCTGCATCCATAACTGGAAGTCCTGCATTTCCCCGGCATCATCCACCATTGCATAGACTAAATCTTCCGGGGTCATCACACCGTAACTGTCCTGTAACTCTTTATCGTAAAGGTCAGGAAACACCGTTGACTTCACGATCATTGCCATAAGGTACTTTGAAGTAATCAGTTTCGGTCTGAATAAGTTCGGCTTGCCTGTCACCTGAACTTCAATGGTGTTTGCATCACGAAGTTCTTCATTCTCCTTGGAACTGATGTGTCTGAACTCCCATCTGACAGGTGTTCCGTCTGAACCAAGAAGTGAAGCAGTAGGTGCAAACTTTTCATTTTCCTTTACCTTTTTATTCGCTTTCATAAATGCACTAAATTTTGACATTTTGTTGTTCTCCCTTCTGTTTATCAAAGAATAGAAAACCCCCCTTATATGACCTTATATAAAAGCCACACAAGGGGGTTCTGTTACTTAGTTAGTAAGAAAACCCGTGAGGTTTGCAAAAGATTCAGGCATTGAGAAGTCCTCAAATGTTCCTTCAATCTCTTCATCAAGGTATTCCCCGTCAGCATCAAATTTTGCTAACACACCACCGTCAGTGTTGCAGTCATAGAAAATGATCGTCTGTCTGCCAGCATCACTGGTTGGGTCATCATTGGTGATCTGCATTTCAAAATACACATCCTCACCAGTGTTCTTATAGTCAAGTAATGCCCGACGAAGAACTGACTGGTTATAGTGTGCCGTGCCTGAAAAAGTACCTTCCATACCACATGACTTATGACCCGCCATGATTGCACCAAGGCGGGGAACAGTAGTCTTGGTTTTCTCAACCTTTGCTTCCATATCAATCATCTGCATGAAGTTGTATCTTCTACTTCCGATTGTGATAAAACATTCAGCAAGTTTTGCTGCAATAGTGTCCCTTGCTTTCATTGTTACATTCTTCGGCATTTTATTTCACCCCTTTCTTACGCAACCGTAACCGTTTCATAGAGTTTACCCATAGCATTCATAACGGTGATTGCTGATGTAATCACAACCGCCTTTTTGGAATCGCCCTGTGCAACCGTAACATCAGAATCAGTGAACCCTTCAATAGCACCAAGTTCCTGTAACTGTGTACGGATTTTTACCAAGTCAGACCAAAGGGAAGTTCTGCCTGATGCATTGTTTGGAACAACACCAAGATACTTAGTGTTGAAAAGAACTGCATCATCATTTCCCAACTGGTCAATAACTCTGATCGTCTGATTGTCCTTGAATACATCCCCGCAAGTGTCCGAAGTGGTCACCATAGAGTTAATATCTTCAAGCACACGGACAACGCCGTTGACCTTATGGAAAGTGAACTCACCCGCCTTGATTGCTGCTTTCAACTCATTCTGTGTGTAATTGGTATCAACGGTGAAACCGCCGTCATATTTCTTGTTCTGACAAGACTTATTGACCGCACAACCGCTTTCTGCACCAGTTACCCAGTACACAAGTGCTGCTTCTGACCATCCTGTATCTGTTACCTTGTTCGTCACACTAATAACACCCATATAATCAGCAGACAGGTTATAAATAACCAACTGGAACTTGATACCCAGTTCATCACGCAAACGTTTGTTGAAAGCCACATATAACTTCTTGGTAACATCATCAGTAACCATAACACCCATAGTGTTGTAGGTATATGATTCGATTTTATCCAAGTAAGCCTGATGTGCCGTGCCGTCAACCGTACCGTTTGTGCCACCAGTTAAAGGTGTCCCGGCAGTAACAGCAAGATCAGCAGCCTTGAATGTTACATAATCGTTTGCCACAAGATCAGCAGCCTTGGCAACTGTCTGTGTGTCAACCTTAACCGTACCGAAGTAGGTTGTAACATCATACTTGCTTGCATCATCTGCATTTTTCTGAATCACGATCTTCAAATCGTTACCACGAACACCACAATACTTTGCGGTTGCGTATGTGTTCGCTGCCTTATCACCACCGCTGTTCAGACGGTATGCGTATAAGGTCTTTGCACCCATGAACAGATCATTAAGACCAAGCATCTTAGGACTGTCAAAGGCATAACCAAAAAGTTTCAGGCTGTTCTTATGAAAATCTTCATTGGTCACTTCAAAAACTTCCCCTTCAACACCCCAGTCAAGTTCAAGGGGTATTGTTGCAATACCTCTATCAGACAGTGCAGCGGATGCAGATGCAGCCGATACAAAGTTGATATAAGCACCGGGAAGTTCTTTGTTCTGTGAGGTAAATGTACCACCACCTAAAGCCATACTATTTCACCTGTCCTTTCATGTATTTTTCAACTAAATTGTCAACAGTTTTCATGGTGTAACTTTTATCTTCATCAAGAAGGGCATCCACCAAGTCCCTTCTGTTTGCAAAACGGGCAGATGCAAGAATCTGTTCCTTGCTGAACATTGGTTCAGTCTGTTCAGACCTTGTAGCAGTTCCCGTTGTTGTCTTTTTTGCTGCCATAATCAACCACCTTCCTTCACATCCGTGCTTGCCGTCATAGTTTCCATTGGTGTCTGATCTTCCGTCTTGACTGTGAAAAAGTCATAATTGACAAAAAAATTCAGAACACCGTCAACCACCTGATGATTCATTTTTGAACCCCTGATTGGCTTGGTATCACCGTCTGTTGTGACATACTCCAAACAGTCATACATTCTTTCAGCCACATCAGCACATTCCCGCTGCTTCTTTGCAGACTGTGGGAAATACTGGATGCAGAACTGATTGGTACGTTCATACCGTTTGCCAAGGAAAAGGTTGTTGTTTGGGTTCAAGCAAGCAATAAAAAAGCAAGGCTCTTTCAAACCTTGCTTAATTTCTTCATTGTGGATTTCATAATCATCCCCAAATTCTTTGTTCAGGGAACAACTGATTGCTTCAACTATTGAATTTATCATTTACCAAGTCCCCCTAAATATTTCTTGATTTTGTTTTCAAGCACCTTTGGGGCAATTTTCTGTAATTCCTGTTCAGATATGGTCATCATAAACTGACCCTTGACCCATCCTGAATGATTGGCTGTCCTGTGTCCGTACTCAACATAGGATGCGTATTCAACCGGGTTCACAATTTCAATGACATAGGTGTCACCAAAATGGTTCACCGTCAGGCTATCTGCATACCCTTGTGCTGATGCACGTTTTTCACCAGTCCAACCACGCCTTAATGTACCACCCTTTTTTCCTGAACTTGCCGGGTACTGTCCGACAGGTGTTCTTTTGACCACCATGCGAAGCAAACGGGCAGCAAGTTCTTTTGCACACGATTCCACAAAGTCATCAGGATTTTGCAACTTTCCCAACTGCTGCTGAAAGTCTTTCAGACCTTTGCAGTCAAATCTTCCCATTTTACCCATTTACGCATATTCCTTGAACAGTTCAAGTGTAATTTCCTGATGCGTTGAGTATGTGGAAGGGACACCGCTGCGGGTGTAGTCCGTGGTCACATTGTCCTGTGTTACTGTCAGTTTTGACCCCGCTTTGATGGTTACATCCGGGGAAACAAACAACTTTGTGCTTTGCGTGATCGTTGCTGCTGATTCTGACTGAATTGCTGTTTGCAGTTTTTCAAAAGATAATCTGCACGGTTGGTCTTGTAAGACTACAACCTCTGATTCTTCCATAAGTTTTGACTTCTCATTTTTTACCTTTTGCAGTTCTGTCACCGTCAAAGTACCAAAATAGGTTGCTTCAATGGCTTTCCTTGCAGCCTTTTGTGCTGCCTGAATCTGCTTTACCATCTGATACGCCTGAATGAATTAAATTCAGCCTTTCCATAGGATAAAAGGTAATTGATGAAAGAAGTCAGTCTTTGTTCAGGGGTCATTGAACCTTCACCAGTTGCAAAAACCGTGTTGGTGTCCCCCGTCTGAATCTGCTTGACAGCATATTCTAAATCAAACCCGGTAAGGTCATCAGGTGCAAAGGTTTTCTTGGAAAGAAGAAATTCACCCACCGCCAGATCAACGGCAATATGTTCCAGTCCTTCCGGCACATCATTCCAGTTGATTTCATTCTTGATTGTGCTGCGTACTTTCTCAACGCAAAAGGTCAAGGCAAATTCATCATCTGCCTTGACCGTATAACCGAATGATTTCAACCGTTCTTTTACTGTATCAGTATCAAACATTGCAACCACCCTTTCAGATCAGAAATTATCCACGGGAAATGATACGGGCAATAGGTACTGCCTTGTGTTCAATGGTCTTGGTATCAGATGCAACCAGTGACCAGTTCTTGCCGTTCTCTAACTCTGCGTTAGTCGGTGAATTGGTTGCCTGACTTGCCTTAGTGTAAGAAACACCCGCAACAGAAACAGCGTGACGTTTACGGGAAATAAGTGTGTCCTCACCGCCCCTTGTCTTAGCATCACGCACCATTTCATAAGGCACTTTTGCACCCACATCTTCAAATCCAATAGCACCTTCACCAAGGATATAAGTTGTGTACTCTGTGTATGCATCCTGTGCCTTAATACCTTTTCCTGTGTCCTCTGCAACAGCTTCAACAACCTTAGTAGGTAAAGAATCATCAATGATGACCAGTCTGCCGTTCCAAGTACCCATTTCAAGGTCACGTTCAATGCCCTGTGCATCCGTGTACTTTAAGTATGCAAGCAGTTTCAGGTTTTCAAGGTTAGTTGCAACTGCACTGTGACAGTAAACTAACTTGAACTTCTGCTTGTTATCACCGCAAGCCTTCTGAATGGCACTGTTCAGTGTGGTTGCATCCATCTTCATAGTGTCATCAGTGTGTTCAGCACCCGCCTGTGCAATATCATAAGTGTGTGCTTCAACAAATGCTGCATTAGCAGTTTTGATTGCACCTGAACCAGTTGCAGACATTGAAAAGATACCCTTTAAGATTGCAAGGATAACATCCTGATCTACACTGTTCCAGTAGTCATTGATCTGACTTCTTACGTTTGCCATGAAGTCAGTACCACCAGTTACATCATAACTGAAATCTGCTTCTGTCCAACCGTTCATTCTTCCGTAAGTGAAAACACCCTGTTCATAGGTGTCAGTCTTGCCCGGTGTAACATTGTCAACACCGTCATAGTTCTGTGGTGTGCCGGAAAGCAGACCAAAGAACGGAAGCACTGCATATACAGTACCAGTCTGTGAGTTGTTCACAAATGTGTCACGAAGTCGTGCATCACCGACAACTGCACGGGATTCACGCAACTTGTTCAGTTTCACGTTCGGAATTGCACTCATGTACTTACCGAACGCCTTTTCGTTAAAACTTTTAGCATCAAATTTTGCCATGTTTCAATTACCTTCCTTTCATCAAATTAAATCTGTGCATCCGGGTTTGCTTCCATGTAAGCGGTAAGTTCGTCATAACTCATTTTTGAGAAATCGACCTTTTCACCCTCACCCGGTTTCTGTTCCCCTGATGCTCCCGGCTGAAAACCTTTGAAGTTCTGCTGTTTGGTCTGCTTCTGTGCTTCAAACAGGAACTTGGTGTCATCACCGCTTCTTAACTTCTCGATCTGTTCATCCAGTCCCTTGACATTTCCGTCCTTGTCAAGTTTGGCTTCTCCAAGTTCCAGTAAGGCTTTGACCGCTTTGATGTTCTTTGCCTTTGCACCTGTCAGTGCCTTTTCAACCGAAAAATCAATTTTCAACTGGTTCAGTTCAGATTCATGGGTTGCCTTGGCGGTGGCATTTTCAGTCTGTAAGTCCTCAATCTGCTTTTTCAGATCAGCGTTGTCCCCGGCAGATGCTTTCAAGGTTTCTAACTGCTTGTCACGGTCACCGACCTGTGTTTTCAGTCCTTCAACCTCTGTCTGCAAGTTCTTGATCTCTGTTGCAGCAGTACCCTTTGCGTTCTCAATGTCATCACCATTGATTTTCATTACTGAATCAGCCTGTTCCTTGGTAAGTCCTAAATCCTCTAACTGTTTTCTTGTCATTTCTATACCATCCTTTCAAATACGTTTTTATACGGGGTTACTCCCACATGATTGATTGGTTTTGTTCGGTTTACGCTTGACAACCCGCAAGAAAAAAGACACCCGCTGCCGGATGCCTTTTCTATGTGCTACTTGACCCAGTAGCCGGGAGATAATCAGGATCACCATGCCTTTCTCATTGTGTACGTTTTCATGTGCCTTTTATCCCCCTTTCTGACCTCATATAACCGCCATATAGCAATTATTACAGGTCTATTGATAACTTGTTAAGGTATGAAAAAAGCACGGCTATTTGACCGTGCTTTATAACAAACCATCTTCTTTCAGTTCTTCTTCAAAATCCTGTTTTAAAGAATTTATCAAAAATTCATTCAGATGCTTTTCATCATATTTCTGTTCATGGAAGAAAGCAATCAAACCTTCTTTTTCCAGTTCATATGATTGTCTATGCAATTCGTTTTCTGTTTTTTTATCCCTTGGTTTTGGATAAATCATAAAATCACCTTCCTAACGCATCATCAATGATTGTACCAAAAATTTGTGCAGCTTTTCTTGGTTTATCACTCATGACATATTCAGCAAAACATTCCGCAAAAAATTCTTTTTCATTATCTGCTGCATATTCACTAACTTGCCTTGTAATAAACTCTTTTCTTTGTTCATTTATTTTATCAACAATTTGTGGATGTGTAAACCCTTGTGCTTTTAGGCTTTCCTTTAATTTTTTTAAATATTCAGAGTTCCAACCGAGTTGTTCTAACACTTGCTTTTGCACATCAACCGAACTTCTAATAATTCCATACGGATTTATGACCCCACCAAGTAGACCTTTTTTTGTCATATACCCATCTAAAGCATGACCAAGTTCATGAACAATAATACTGTTATGATCTGTACCTATTGGGTGAAATCCGGCAGCAACATCATTTGCATAAGTTTTAACCAATCTGTCATATTTTGCAAATAAACCGTGTGCTTTTACTTCACCAGTCATTGCTATACACCCAGCATAAGCATCACCTTTCACACCATCATACTTAAATGCAACAAGCTGACCCTTTAATTCAGGATATTTGTTCAATACCGTTTTGTATGAACCATATACCATATCAGCGGTGTCATATTCCAAACCTGTCATTTCAACATTGTCAATAGATATTCCTGATTTAACAGCAAGATTCTTTTCTACTTGTCTAACTGCCTTTGCTTCTTTTCCTGACAACGTTGCTTTCAAGTCTTTAACAATCTGTTTCAGACTTTCAGTTTCATCAAATTTTTTATTAAATACTGCTTCATACTCCGCTGCTTGCGGGGTATCCATAACATCCATATATGCATCAAGTGCGTTGTCTGTTTCTTTTTCAAGTTCAGCCAACCTTTGAACCTGTGTATCATATTCTTTTCTTGATGCAGTATATTCCGCAATGGCACTATCATCAGCATTGACCGCTTTCAGGTCTGACTTATCACTGCCATTGACAAATGACTTTTCCCATTCCTTATAGGTCATATTGCCCGGTACAAAGTAGGTCTTACCTGTTTCTTCATCCCGTGCAGCACGTTCACCGACAGCATCAAATTCATCATCAAAATATGGTACTGTGGTTGAACGGCAATGAACATGAAACGGTGGTGCAGTCACACCAACCTTCCATTCAGACATAGGGAAATGCTTGCCATCCATACCCCAGCATATATCCGAAGTGTGGGAATCCAGTGTTGCCACAATCTCAAATTGTTCAACATCCAGTTCAGTAAAGCAGTCCTTTTGTGCTGCGGAACTGAAAAAGGCTTCTTCTGTCATTACCAACCGCCCGGCGTTGGTCTTGGAAGTGTTCATCTTCCGGGCAATTTCATCAATGGCTTTCTGTGGGTCTTTTCCCAAGATGATGTTCTGTGTCAGGGTGTTGTTCAGTTCATTGACCAACTTCTGACGGTTGCCCCATATCCTTTCACTGAAATTCTTGCCGTCAACCGCCCAAGGCTTATTGACGACCTTGCTGATCTGCTTATCATCCAGTGCGGAAAAGTCCCAACCAACACCCACACCCTTCTGAATCTCATAGGCTGTGTGATAATAGCCGGACTTGTAAACATTCCGCATTGTGCTGTCAATACTGTCAAGTTGGTTTCCAAACATGACTTCAATGCTCTGTTGGGTCTGCAACTTCAAGGCTTCAAGTCTGCTGATATGGAATCTTGCAGATGCGTTTTCAAGCTGCTTGACCCAAGTACCGTTGATTGCATTTTCCTGACCGTACTGAATGTACTGGTTTACATCCCATTTCAGTTCAGCAAGTTCCTTTGCGTTCAACATCCGCTTTGCTTCTGCAAGGGTTACCCCGTTGTTAGATGCAAAACGCTGATACCATGCAGCAATCTGACCTTCAAGGGTTTTCTGTGCTTGTCGGTACTGTTTTTCAATATCCGCATAACACTGAACCCCCTGTTGGTGTGCTGCCTGTTCAAGCAGTTCAAAACGCTTCTGCCAGTATTCACCGTTATTCATCTACTTCACCGCCCTGACTTCCCTGTGACGGGTCACCTTTATTCTCAGGATCATCATTCTGTGTACCAAACGGGTCATACTGTGCAAGCATTTCTTTCTGTGCTTCTTCCTTCTGCTTTTTCAGGCGTTCCATTTCAAGTTGCGGGTCATCCACCCAAGGATGCATACTGATGACAGTTTCATCAGAAATGATTCCTTGTGACTTCTGACAGTTATCAATAATATCTGATTCATTCATCAGCATATCACGGTTGAATACCACATCAACCCCATCTTCTTCACCTTCAAAGTCACCCTGTCCCGTATTGGCAAGATGACAGTTAATGAACCAAAGAATATCATCCATTGTTGCCTGTGCTTCTGATTCTGTATCATTGGCATCTGTATCAATGTCAGAATACATTGACTGAATGTTCATCTGATTCGGATTGCCTGAAAGTCTGTCATCCTTGGCATCATAACCCATTGCATTTTCAATCAGTGCTTTCTTGAAGATTTCCACAATAACCTTGTAATTGTCTGCATTGACCGTGATTTCAAGGGTTTCAACACCGCCCTTTGTATCACCGTCATACCTGACTTTGACTGCACCAAAGGTTGCAAGGTTTTTTCTGAACTCACCCAAATTAGTACCGTCATAGTTTTTCAGTACCAAAATGGTGTTCCTTGCATCCTCTTGCATATTGTTTTCAAAGTCAGACAGCATCACATTGATACCGTCCTGTAATGACTTGACCCTTTTAATCAGCGGTGTTTCCTGTTCATTGACTTTCAATGAAATCAGGGGAACACGTTGCCAGTTGAACATTTGCACATTTCCGGCTGCATCCGTCATTGTAACGTGCGGGAAATCAGCAGTGTCATTGTTCACAACATCAGGTATCAGTTTTGAACCGTCCAGTATGAACAAGTGAACACCTGTCAGATCATACAATTCAACCTTTTCAATGTACTTGCGTTGTGTGCCGTCATAAGCAACTGACACATACAGTCTGATGAAGAAATCCAGTTCAGTATGTTCAGAATCTTTCCAAAATGGCAAAATCTCATAAGCGGGGAAAAGCCTGAAAGCAAATTCCCCCCGGTCATTGTAGTAAGGATATAACCAAGCAATACCGCCATTGTATGCAGCCTTGCCCGCACTCTTTAATGTTCGCATGAACTTCTTGTCAAATACCTTTTTCAGCAGTTCAATGTACTGTTCATTGTCACCGCTTAATGTGAACGGTTTGCCGAATAGATAATTGGCTTTCTGATTCACCATTTTTGCATACTGGTTATCAACAATGCGGTTGTTTGGTAAGTTCTCAACAACTTCAAGTTTGCCATCCTCACCTATCATTGTACGCTTGCGGTGAATCACATCATGGTCACCATCATAATACAGAAATCCCTTAATCTGCATCATTCTACGGGGTGAACATTTCCAAGCAAGGATTTCTTTTTCAAGAAATTCCAAGTCAGTCATGTGGGATTTTGCCCCTTCCAGTATGAAATTACTTAGTTTCAAAGTGATTGCATCCACAAAGGAACTGAACACTGTTCAATCACCCCTTTCATTGCATAATAAAATCAAAACCCCTGAAAACACTATGTTTCCAAGGGTATGTGTTACTAATTTGTTTCTAATATCTCAAAAAGTAGTTATACAGGTGTCATAGGCGGTCACCGATTGCAACCGCCCCGGAGTAAGCACTTAACAGCCTTTTCCTACCGTCCAAAAAGAAACGGCTGCTGACACCGTGTATTCTACCCGGTAATTGCTTAATCAAAACTAAAGGCATCACCTTTTGCCATCTGTTCAATCGCATAACGCATTGCATCCATCAAGTGGTTGAAATCATCAATAGGGCGGTTCAGTTTCTTGCCCGTCTTGGCATCCTTATCCCACTGATAGTTGCTGATCTCTGTGATGAAATTCACGCAACGGGGATGAATGATAATGTGATAGTCCTGTATGAAGTCAATGCCGTTGTTGATGCTGTCCTTACCCTTTCTTGCTTTCCTGATTCCTTTCAGACCCAGTTCACGCAAGCGGTCAATGCTCTTTGGTTCGGCTGAATCGGCTGTGATCTTCTCTTTCACATATCCCATCCGCTGAACCTGTTCGGCAATGGCTTCATTACTCATGCCCGGCTGATACATTTCATCAAAGACCCAAATAGTCTTGCTTGACTGATCTATCAGACCACAAAACAGTGCTGACGGGTCATTTGTATAACCAAAGTCAAGACCGAATACAGACTTGACCCCGGCAATCTTCTTGACTTCATCAACACTGAACGCCTTTTCTTCCCAATTTTCATAGACAAGACCGTCTACAATACCCCAATCACCAAGACCCGCTACTTTGTAACGCCTTGGGTTCTGCTTCTTCATGGTTTCAAAGACTTTTAAGTCTGCCTTATCCAACCATTCATTACACTTGTAATTGGTGGTCATTGCAAGGGTTTCATCATCAGGGGTATCAAAAAACCGCTTCTTTATCCAGTGGTGTTCATTCCACGGGTTCAGTGTAAGGGTTATTTGCTTGAACAGTCCTGAACCGTCAGGAACAGCACCACGGATTGATTCATCAAGCATATTGAAATCATCTTCTGAACTGATTTCATACGCTTCTTCAATCCACATCCAACACAAACAACCAATATCAACGGTTATTGATGTTACTTTCAGGGGGTCATCCAGTCCCCTGAAATAAATCTTTTGACCTGTCGGTTTATAGGTCATTTCAAGTGGTGATTCTTTGATTTCCCAAAAGGCATCAACGCCAAGGCGGTGAATCGCCCACTTCAATTCTGTGAAACAGGAATCTTTCAGGGTTCTGAAAGTCTTTCTGACCACAAGGGTATTTGCCCTTTGGTACTTCATCATATTAGTGATGTACCAAAGGGCAGTTGTTTTTGATTTCTTGGATGCACGGCTGCCCTTGCATACCCTATATCTACCTTTCCAACGCCAAAAAGTACCGTAACCCTTACCAACCAGTTCAGGCAGCAACACTTTCTTCTTGCCGGACTTTGTAGTCTTGTAATCTTCCGGGTACAGGATAAACTTCTGATACCCAAAAACATACTGTGAAGAAATGCGGTTCTTTACCATAGACGATCACCGCCTAATCTTCAAGGGCATCTTCACCAGTGATAACAATAGGTTGTGTGATGTTCACATCAATCTTGTCATTCCACATACCCAAATGCTTACCAAGTAATTCAAGTGCTTTCAGCTTTGGTGAGATTTTCACTTCCCTTTCAACACTTGACCCGGTTTCTGATTCAGACTGTTTATATTTCACGGATTCAATACAGGCAAGGTCATCATCAGTTGCATTGTCTTTGATTCTTCCGTGACTATCAACAAGGTCTGTCATCTTCACAAAAGCAATGCGGGCAAGTTCTAAAACAACCCTGTCCTGATTGATTCCTGTTCTTTTGCTGCGTTCTGCCATTGCAACACTAATTGCCTGTTGAACCTTGACATTTGCCAACATCCTTGAACCTTGCTGATCTGCTGTTTTTGCCGAATAACCCGCACGAATGGCTGCTTGTGTTGCGTTCAGGTCAATCAGGTATTCTTCAACAAAACGCTGCTGTTTTTCAGTTAATTTTGCCGTTTTTGCCATCAAACAACACCCCTTTCATGTATTTTTGCAATAAAAAATCCCTGAAATGTAATGTTTCAGGGTGCAAATATCGGCAGTAAAAAATAAATTGCAGATAATTCATAAGAATTATCTGCAACCCAGTTTTTGCAAGTTTATCATAATTGTCTTGTATCTGTTTGTCAATCATCAGATTATTACCGATTATATCAGATATGTAAGGTTTTTATATGTTTCTTCAAACACTGCAAGTGCCTTGTTGTGCAGTTCAACCGTGTAATTATAGGACTTTTTCATTTCCTTGGATGCCTGTTTCACTGTCTTGTACTGAACATACACTTTATACAACACCTGAACATAATTTTTATTACGCAAACCTCTGATTTCTTTGATGATCTGTTCTTTAGCATCTGTAAAACTGTCAATTTCTGCATTGATTTTATCATTGAAAGCAACATAATTTGTCACCTGTTTGCAAAGTGTATCACCTGACGGACTTGTCTGCACTCTATCCTTGGAATAATCTATTGCCCCTGTACTGCAAGCATTGATTTTCATTTCTTCAAGGCGTTCTAAGTCCTGATTGATATAAATATCAAATTCCTGTATCTGCTCTAAGTACCGCCGTGCAGTCAATTTCTTATTATTCATCACTTTCACCTATCCTTTCCTTGGTATCGGTTGGGTAACGGTTGAAAATTGGCAAAAAATACCTTGAAAGCCTTGTAAATACTGACGGTAACTGTTGGTAACGGGTAACTGTTGCTTTTCTATACTGTATATTTTTACTTTTTTATAAATACATAAAGTTTTTTTTAAATAATATAATAAGAAAATTACATTTAACCGCTACTACCGTTACCATCCGCATAAATAAAGCATTTTAACCGTTACCATAAACCGTTACCAACGGTTACTATACCGTTACTTTTTCATAAACAACATCAGTCACAACCATTTTCCCCAAGTCACCACTTCCAAAAACAGGTGATGCAATGAAACTGATTCCCACTGCATACACACCCCATACAACAACTGTGATATGTATTGGTGTGCAAGTTCATAAAGTTCTGCACCAATCATCTGTAAACCCTTCCTGATTTGGTATCTTTCAACTTTATACGTTCAATCAGTTCAAAACCGCATGAACGAATGATGAACTTCAACACCTTTACCAAATCATAAGCACGTTTGTCAGCTTCACTTTCTTCCCGGCTCACCTGACCTACTGCAATAGATGCAGTTGGGTCAGCATAACCTTCAATGTTTCTTCCACCTTTCACTTGTCTGTAACCTTCCTTTCTACACCCAAATTTCATTATTACTGTCGAATATCTGACAAAACAGAAATTCCAACATATTCACTACAATGGAATTACCCGCCATTTTATAAAGCTGTGTGTTTGAAATCCCATTCTGCATCAACAGGTCAACATCAGAATCATCAAACCCCATTAGTCTAAAACATTCTTTTGGTGTCAACTTTCTTATTGCCAGTCCATCTTGTACCCCTGTTGCACCAAATGTTGTTGATCTTTCAAAATTTGCCTGACTGGTTTTGTAATATTGGTTTTTTATAGTTCTACAAGTACCGTCCGGCATAGGGTTGACTGGTTCAACCATATCATTCACCCCTTTCACTGTTGGTTTCAACACTACCCCCCCCTGTTGTGGGGAAGTTGTGATTGTTTGTGCAATTTGCTTTCCAACCCTTCCACGCCTTGTTGTGCTGTTTGGATATTCTAAATTGATTGAATCACCAAGTTCAGCTACCTCATAGCCTTTCTTTGTATTGGCTCTAACTAATATCATTGGTTCACGATTCCCCCCCCCTGTTGTATTAAGACAAGGGGCAAGTCCTTCCGGGGAATAAACACGCCCTTGATTGGGGTTTTTGCGTGTTTTGGTTGGAAATACATTTCCCAAGAATATAATATTTTTATCTTCATTCACCCTTAATCTTTCCTTTCAACAATTTGAATAGGCTGCTTATAATGACTTGATAACAGTGTAGTGCTGATTCCGTCCGGGTCATATACACCATCTTTCTGATGTGTACCCGTGATGCCTATTTTGATTACTTCTGAACTGCTATCATGTCCCAAGTGTGGCGGTCTACTGAACCCCGTCCCCCCCCTAACTGTATTTGAAATTTGCTTTTCTGTCAGTTGTGGAATCAGATTCTTGACCCGTTCAGGGTCAACATAATACTTTTCTTCAACAGAATCTTCAAGTAAGTCTTTCAAACATTTTTTCAAAGGTACGGGATCAGGAAATTCAAAAACACCTGTATCAATATCTTTTCTGATACTGATTATGAATACTCTCTCTCTGTTTTGCGGTACTTCATAATCTTTTGCATTCAGCACTTTCCAGTAATTGTTGTAACCCACATTCTCCAAACTGCTCAAAACCGTATCAAATTGTTCAGAAAATTTCTGTGATGTAAGATTTTTTACATTTTCCGCTATTGCAATCTGTGGTTGTGTATGTTCAATGATTCTAAGTGCATCAAAGAACAACCCTGATCTTGTCTTTGTACCGTCATCATTCAGTAACCCTTTTTGTTGTCCGGCAAGTGATATGTCCTGACAAGGGAAACCGTATGTAATTAAATCAATGTCATCCGGCAACTGTGTTTCATCTAACTGTGTTATATCTCCAAAATTCATTGATTCCGGCACACTATGAAGAAGTGAATAAGCCTTTGAAGCATATTTGTCAATCTCACAATACCCAACCAATTCATACGGAATTTCTAATCTTTGCAATGCTTTTTCAAAAGCACCCATTCCGCTGAACAAACTTAAATATTTTATCATTTGACACTTCCTTTCTGTTAAGAACTCTTAACTTTATAATCAAAAAAATATTATTCCTTCACAAATATCTTACGGTTCACATTGTTCAATTTCTTCTGAACCACTCTGAACCCAAGTCTTTTATTTATCTGCTTGCTGAATACGATATTTGACATTGGCTGCATACTGTTGTCTGCACAAAATACCTGATAACGCTTGTAAACATCAGCGGTTGGTTCATTCTCAATTCTGTCAACACCTGTATCATTGATAAATGCAAGGATAGGATTGTTTTCTTCTTCATATTCATCCAACTGGTTCTGAACCTTGTCTGACTTGGTGAACCCGTTATTGATGATGACCCTTTTCAGACCTTCCACACCTAATCTGATGAAGTATTCAATAGGTTCTTCCTGTGTCAGCTTATATTTGATGAATGGTTCATAGTCCGGGTCATCTTTGCTGAATATGGCATTGAATGGAATAATAACCAAACGCCTAAGCACCGCCCCGGTCTTGTCCTTCATCCTTGGTATGTCATTTGCAGAAAACAGTAACTTGATGAACGGGTTGAACTCAAAAGGGTCTTGTCCCTTGCGTTCTGCCTTGATGCGGTTACCTGTGACAATCTTCTTAAACACACTGACCTGTGACCCTTGAAGGAAATCATCACCAATATCATCACCAATGTTTGCCAATTTGCCGAACATCATTGAAGTGTTAAATCTGTCCCCCAGTTCTTTCAGGTCAAGTGCTGATATGTTCCGATCACCAAGAATTGCTTTGACACAATCCAAAAATGTACTTTTACCGTTTGACTTGTCACCTGTCAGGATGAACGCCTTGCCTAATTCATTTCTTCTGTAAAAGCAGTAACCAATACATTCTTCCAACAATGCCCTGATCGCTGCATCACCACACGCTAACTTGTTCAGTGTACTGTCTGCCAGTTCAGAATAGGCATCTGGCTTGTAGTCCCAAGGAATCTTGTTAGTAATAACAATGTCCGTGCTGAATGGTTTCAGTTCCCCGGTCACAAGGTCATATACACCGTTGTTGAAAGCAATCAAATTTGCATCTGACTGTTCCTTTTCATCAACAATCAATTCCATGTAATCAAGGACTTCCCGGCGTTGCATCTTTTTCAGGTTGGGGATGTGCTGAATCATGTTTGATTCAATTTCTTTGTACCCATTGGAATACACACCGTCTTTGTATATATGCAACTGCCCGTTAATTTTGATAACGTGTGCCGTGTTCTTCATAAACACTGCGAACTTGTCAAACAGGAATGTGCTGCCAAGGAAAAAAACAGGTTTCTGAAAAGCATCATCACGCAAGATCACTTCCAGTTCATCATCTGACAGCGGTTGTTTCAGAACAAACTTGTTCAGGATGCGGATGCACTCACGGGTTTCTTCAACCGTGAAATCATTTGCAGTCAGGGTCAGAATGTAATTGAAAAGTGCCTGATTCCTTCCGTCCCCGGCATCCATATCAACAAAGTCTGCGGTTGCCTTGACCGGGAACAACCACTTGGGAACTTCCTGATACTTTCCACCTTCTTCAATGTCCCATTCACAAAATCTTTCTTCACCGTCAATCTTGATGACCTCATAGGATAACTTACTGCCGACTTTTATATCAGCAGTAAGACCAACAGCCAACTGAACGTGTGTCCTGTTCCTTGCAATGGTATGATTCTTGAAAAGAAAATGTTTCCCCCTACTGGTACAAAGGACTTTACAGTCAAGTTGCAGTTCTTCCACAATGTTCATCAGAATTTCAGATTGGTCAGAATCATCAATGTCAATAAAGATGGTGTCATCAGCCAAAACCCCACCGAATCCATTCAGGTTCTTCACTTCATCATAGGTTTTCCATGTGGTTCTGTTTTTCAGTTTTTCAATGCTTGCCTTGCCCTTGGTTTCAACATAACCTTTGTAAAGCATCTTTTATCACCTACCTTATGTGATGTTTTCTAACACCTTTTTATAAAAATCCTTATTCCTGATGTTACGGTCAAAAGACTGCTGCCTTGATCGCAACAAAAATTTCAACTCTTTCAGTTCTTCCTTCTGTTCCTTCAATGTGTTTCTTGGTTCTTTCAGGCGTTCCCGCTGTTTTTTCACATCAACATTGCAGTTCTTCCAAACTTTTGTGTTCTTCCTGTGTGAATCTCTGATAAACTGCAACTTTTCCACATCAATCTGAATCTGTGAAATAATATGCTGTGTCTGTCTGATCTGCTGTTCTGCATATTTGATCTTCTGTGCATACCCTTCAATGTAAATGCTGTGTTCCTTCTGAACCTGTTCAAATTGTTCAGCCTGTTCCTGAACAAATTCTTTAATCTGCTGTTCACATTCCGGGGTGAAACTGCTTCTGATAAGTTTCAGCAGTTTCCTGACCTCGGTGATGCTGCGGATATTCAAAAATTCTTCAAGATGAACAGTCATTGAACCATTTTCATATCTGATTTCTAAAACCATGAAAAACCTTCCTTCCCTGTGTTACGCTACAACACCAAATTGTTTCAAGCGTTTCTTTGCTAAATCTATGTACCACTGCCTATCAAGTTCAGGTGGTGTTTTTACCCCAACAACTGAATCATTGAAAATGAAACAGTGGTCAGGTGTATTACCGAATTTTTCACCCTTTGCTTTCACCTGTTTACGTTTCAGCAATCTTCCGTCCTTCTGATCGTTAGATGCAAACACCCTGTATGACTTATATGTGTATTTATCCTTGTCAGGGTATTCATATACCGTCTTGATTGTTCTTTTGCCTATATGACTGACAAGCGGGGTGCAATGCTCATGTTCTACCCAATCATACTTGTCTGATAACTTGACAATCTTCTGAAACATAATCAGGTCATCACACTGATTGATGGTCTGTTCAACCGGGATTTTCTTGACCATGTAGTCAACCAGTGCTTTATTCAGGATTGGCAGATCATTGTCAATCGCTGAAAGCTCCTTCACATAAGCACCGATTCTTTCAACACCGCCGTCAATACCAACCCAAAGGTAATTGTTCACATCCTTCTGATAGATTTCACTGATGTTATCCAGTTCAAGAAGAATTGAACACTGATCTGTGGAACAACGCTGTTCCCATTCCCAACAAATATCATCAACCATTTCAAAGGCTTCATCTGTGTCAGGAATCCAAATAATAAGACCGTCCGTGTTGGACTGAATCAGTTCAAATCCCGGTACAACTTCAAGGTGTTCAATCAGGTCAAGCAACATCAACTGACCATTGATACACATACAGTTGTTGTTCCTTGGGTCATACGCTGCGTTGCTTTCATCCTTCATTGCACCTGACAAGGCGTTCAGCATCTTCTTATATGGCAACTGTGCTTTCTTCCACCGCTTGACTTCTTTCTTGTTTCCGGCGTTTTTTGCAACAATCTGTTTTTCCTTCATGGCTTTTCGTGTGTTATACACCAACGGGTAATTGTCATTAGTTGCTGCCCTTGTAACCAGTCCCCAAGCGATTAGCATTGAAGGATAGTAATTATTTACGTCAACGTGCAGCAGTTGCCCGGTCTTATGAATTGGTGTGGCTGTTGCCCCATGAACACCGCCAAAACCGAATGAATGAGGAATACCCGCAACCACGGTTTCAAGACCTTGTTCTTTGTACCATGTACGTTTTGAGTATTTATCCATGTGTGCCAAGTCCATTGACAAGGCTTCCTGTCTTTTCTGTTCAAACCAGTCCTGAACATATTTATATTTTTTCAGTTGCAAGCACGGCAAGAAGTAGAAATCAAATTCATCTTCAAATGATCTGCGGGAACAACCAAGCACCTTTGCGGTGATTCTTGCTTCACTGTCCCCTATATCAGACAGTTTTACAATGTCAGGGAAAGCCTGAATGATACCGTGCATTGCATTAAATTCATCTATTTTTTCAAGGAATACCTTGATGGTTTCTTCTACATCATGCCGACAGTAGAAAACCGTCATTTCAATTTCTTCCTTGGTCAATTTCCTGTTTATTCTAAAATCAACATCCGTTTCCTTGATATTGCTGCCAAGAAAACCTTCCAGTGTTTTTAAACCAACCGGGGGGTTCGGCATAACATCATAGTTAATCATTGGAACTTTGTTGAACACTGATGAAAATTGCCACCCTTCCTTTTTTTCAACAATTATCCAGTCATTGATTCTTTTGGGGTTCATTCCTAACAGAATCCCCTTAAATATGTACTGGTCATAGTGGCGGTTGTTATAACCTACCCATATATCCTTGCTATTCGCTTCATATAAGGCTTTTAATTCATCAGGGTTATTGATTATCACATATTCTTTTTTCTTGGTCACATCAATGAAAACGGCAAGCCAATCTTCCTTGAAAACCTCAAAATCATAAAAAATCACTACATTCACCCTTTCTGAAAATAGCGGTGGAAGGTGTGACACCGCCACCGCCTGATAATTCCATTTTGTAGATATTTTATCTACTTTTCAAGTAAAATTTTTTTAGCAGTCAAAAACTTCCTTGATTGTGATAGGGTTGAAAGCATCTGCCTTATAATCAACCTCAACTTCAATCGCACCCTGAATAGACTGGAACACATCAAGAATCTGATCTGCAAAATCTGCATAGTTTACGAACTCAACAGGTGTGTCATCTTCTGCAATCAGCTTGTTCACCCAAGTGCATACAGACTTGATTGCCTGTCCGTCCGTCCACTTTGCGGAACTGTTGCCAGAAATAACACGGTTGAAGAAGATCATGCGGTTTGACTGTTCACCTTCCTTGATCTTTGCCTGAACTGCAAACATCAACTTATCCTGTGCCTTGGTCAACTTAATTTCCATCTTCTCAATACCAATGATATATGTACCATTCGGCACATCAGCAAAATCATTGTCAGGTGCGTTCTGCACCTCATTCTGTAATTCCTGTAAATCAACCTTTTCATCAAATGCACTGAAATCAATAGCCATAATTTTTCACCTTTTAACCTTTCTTATTTGCTTAATACTAACTTTAACAACTCAAACGCCTGAACCTCATTGAACCCGACTTTTACATAGGAATCATAGATTTCCTTTGCAGCCTTTGCACCATCTTCCGGCGGTGTGTTCTGTTTAGGTGCTGCCGGGGTAACATTCGGCTTTGCGTTCTTCATGTTTGTTGCAACTGCACCTGTAAATGCTGATTCAAGGATTGCATTGAATACTGCATCAGGTAAACCAAAAGGATTGTTCATAATTCTTTTACCTCACTTTCTTAACGTGTTTTTCTTACTCTGCGGGTTCTGCCAGTCGGCTGTTCAGCTACTGCCGGGGTTTCATCCGCTGTTGTATCTGCATTATCAGGCTGTACCTGTGCTGCACTTCTTCTTGTGCGTCTGCCCTTCTCCGGCGGGTTCATTGCCCCGTCAATAGGGTTTTCCGGCTTACGGTTGTCTGCCTGTGCTAAACGCTTCACACCTTCACCAAATTCTTCCTTGCTGATGACCTTCATAACCTCAACACCGTCAACAATCAGGTCAACCGTGTCACCCTTGTGCTTCATCACATAGTTATCATCAGCCGGAACATAGAAGTATGTGTCTGCATCCAGTGTGACAGATTCAGAATCAGTGTTTGTTGTACCGTCCTGAACAGGTTCAGACTGTTCAGCAGACTTTCTTTCCTTGCGGGTTCTTCTTGGCGGTGTTTCAAGTTCCGGCTGCGGTACAGAATCCGCTGCTGCACACGCTTCTTCAAACGGGATTTCTTCACGCCCGTTTGCAATGGCATCAACAGCCTTGTCACGCTCTGCCATATAATCAGCCATTTTCTCATTATTTTCAGCAACCACTTCATCATGTGTCTTGCGGGCGGTTCTGCCTGTCTTTGGTGCTGCATCTTCTGTTGTGGTGGGTGGTGTTGCTGTGGCTGTGGTCTTTTTTCCACCCCTTGCCCGTCTGCCGTTTGCATCCGGCTTTTCAAGATCGGATGCAGCCTGTGTATCAGCCTGACCCATTTCTGCATCTGTCTTATACTCACCAACTTCATAGAAGTTGCGGATTTTATCGGCTACATAATTCAGGTCATTGTCAATGGCGTATGCCGGGAACATTCCCATAGGTGACTTCACGGTGTCCTTGCCACTGTTCTGTGTGTAAAAATAATATTTTCCTTCATTCACGCCTGTTCTAAGTACAATGGTGAAAAGTCCTTCAATGGTGATCTTCTCACGAAGTAACTTTCCGATCAGCTTAATAGTAGTAACACCATTTTCAAGTGTTTCTGTGTGAGTCATATAAGCAACCACTACATCATCAGGAAGTTCCTTGCACACCTCAATGATTTCAAAGTAGTTTGCACCGAAGTCATTCCACTTGTCCCAACCGTTTTCCTTGATACGGTTCATGTATGGAACAGAAAGAATATACTGGAAGTCATCAACTACCAATAACTTCTTCCCGGCTGCTGCCTGTTCCTTCATAAATTTGCAAATCTTGCGTGATTCAACCTCACTGTTCAGCATTGTGAACTTACCCTTGAACGGTAACGGTTTACCAACCGGGTTCACAACAGCAGTTGTTGCCGGATCACAATTTCTCATACTGGTACTTTTTCCTGTACCTGATTCACCCATAATCAAAAGCATCTGTGCCATATTAGTTCACCTGTCCTTTCATATAATCAGATATATTATCATCTACATACTGCTGTAAAACAGAAAATTCTTTTGGTTTATCAAGTCCTTTTCTATTCAGTTCTGCCACAATCGTATCAATTTCTTCTTTTACACCCTGTAAGGCTATAATTGCCCCGTTCTTCATTTCTTCTGTCATTTATTCTTCACCCCTTTCATCTGTGCTGCCTTCTGTCACTCTGCTTGACCATAAATCAGCGTAATGCAAAACCAAATATAACGGGGTTTCATTTCCCTTCACCCCATAATTTGCGGATTCATACAATCCATCATGGTATCTGATTGCAAATTCTTCATCTTCTGTCAGGTCAATGAAAAGTGTTGCTAACTTGATACTGCGTGTTGCATGATCAAGCGGAAGAAGTGCCGGATTACGTTTGAACGGTTTGGCTTCTGATGCCTTGCCTGACTTCAAAATGTTAGGCACATACATCTGCTTGCCATAATCACCACACTTGCCAAGGTCATGTAATGCTGCTGCAATGATGACTGAATCACGGATTTCTGCATACTTGACCTTGCCAAGAAGTGCATAACCAATGTTTTCTGCTGCCATCATTACATTTCTGCTGTGATGAACAAGACCGAACTGACAAGCAAGGTGATTTCCACCACTGCAAGGTGCTTCAAAGAATCCGATTTCTTCCATGTATGCAATCAGATCTTCCATTCCCTCACGCTTGGTTGAAAGTAAGTGGTCAACCACATACTTCTTATTGTCAAGTTCCTTTGCGTTGTCTGCTGCTACCTGTTCAATTTCTTCCTGAACGCTTTCCTGTGTTACTTCTGCGGTATTCTCAACCGCTGCATCTGCTTTCTTTTTTACTGCCATGCTCTTTCACTCCTTATTTTGATAATTTTATTTCCCAACGCTTCTGATCTTCAATGTTGGAAAGATACCAAGCGTTAAGTTCTGATTTTTTTGCAATGAACATTTTGAACTGTTCAAAATCCTTGGGGTACAACAAAATTCCATACCCGCCTGATTCTCTGATTTTTTTGAGGTTGACCAACTGCAATAGTGACGGTTCACCGTTTGGTGCTTTGACTTCAATGCCAAGGAAACACCCGTCTGAACAAACCAACAGGTCAGGAATACCGCTTTTTGTATAAGCAGCACCGCCCCAGTATTTCAGCAGCCACGCCCCGGTGTCCTTCAGGAACGCTTTGACCTTATTTTCAAAATTCTTTTCTGCTGCCATCAATCCACCATGTACTGATATGTTCTGTATAATCTCTGAACTGCCAGTTTTTCCCTTTCTGTCAATCGGTCAGATTCACGCAATTCTTTCAAAATCTGTGAATCTTCAAAAGTAAATCTGTCATCTTCTGTCAATGGTTTTTCTTCACGGTATGCACTCACTTCTTATCACTCCCTTCCAACTGTTCATTGAACTGTGTCTGATAGTTCAATATTTTTTCTGTATAGTCGGTTGAATAGATGCCCTTTTCCCACAACCGGGCAGCACCATCTTCACCCATGTTGTATGCCATCAAGACCATATTGGTATCTTGATACCGTTCAAACAGTTTTCTAAGTACGAACACGCCCGCTCTGATGTTCTGATACGGGTCTGTAAAATCCGTAACACCAAGGGTATCTGTCAACCACTGGTGATTGATCTGATTGATCTGCATATAACCGTAATCATTGGTTTTACTAACAACTGCCGGGTCAAAACTGCTTTCATTCTGAATCAGTGCCATGACAAGGGTAAAATCAATGTTGTACCCGGTACAAAGGTAATATGTAAATTCCTGTTGTTCTTCCGGCATCTTACAGTCAAGCGGTGTGAAATCTAAGTCACCCGCACCCCAGTCAAGGGAAATTTCCTGTGTGAATGTTCTGTCATCATACGCCCCATATACAAGGGTTTCTGTGTTATCCCGTTCAAGTGTGCGTTCTATTGATTTCTCTTTGTCCTTGGCGGTTATATGAGTTTTCAGGGCATATACAGACACACCCCCAACAGCTAACCCAACACCAAAGGCAACACCGAGCAAGATCAAGACCCGCTTTGCCATTGCGGACTTTCTAAGGTTCTTTGAATAGTTCATGTTTCATCACCTCTTTCAATAATTTCCAAGTAAATGATTCCCGGCATCATCAGAATCACACCAATCACCATTTCTTTCATGTGTGCTGTTATCGGTTCATATATGTGCATTTCAACCGCATAGTCAGATGCACCAACTGCACCGATAATCAGGATGAAACCAATGAACGCCGTGATTCCAAATATCCAGTTAAGTATTTTTGAATAATTCATCTGTTAGTTCCTTTCCTTCCTTCAACGCTGTAAGGTTCTTTTCTTCAACCGTACCCTTCACCAGTAAGTAATAGTAAAAGCACGGTTTGGCTTGTCCTATGCGGTGAATACGCTTTTTTGACTGTTCCCACATATCACATGACCCTTTGCCAAGTGGCAAGGTGAAATAAATAATTTTATTTGCTTTCTGATAATTACCACCCATTGCCCCGGCTTGATACTGTATGAATGTGATTGAATCATCTGCCTGATCGTATGCAGTCAAGTCCTTCTTTGACCCATTCACAACTGAATAGGGTCTGTTTAAATCAGCAAGTTTTTTCTGCATTGCTTCAAGTTCTGCGGTGAAGTTGTAGAATATAATCAGCCTATCTTCTGTTGATTCAACCAAGTCCCGCAAACCTTCCAGTTTTTCCTTATGCCACTGTCCGCACAACTGCCGTGCATATAGCATCTTGGTCAGGCTGTTATCACCGACCAGTTCAACCCGTGGGGTCACATCCGTACCGTAATAATCTGAATCATCCTTGAACTTGCACATATTCAGGGTATCAAGCATGATGTAACTGTTTTTGATAAAATACTTGTACGCCTGTGTTACCTTAAAGAATATCTTCTGTTCTGTCTGTTCCGGCAGTTCAATCACATCAGCAGTTTTCATAAAAATGCACCCATGATCTGCAAGTTTCTTTTTCAGGTGTTCCGTGTGCTTGTACCCGGTTATAACTTCCCGCTTGAATCCGTCCCCGTTCTCAACCCATTCAGTCTGAACGTATGATGACCAAAACGCCTTTTTTGTAATATTCCACCCAAGCAACTGAAGCTGTGACCACAACCGTTCATACTTTCCGGCTGTTGGTGTTCCTGATAATAAAATCACGCTTTCCGGCTGCATTTTCAGAATGAACTTTGACCGTTTTGCCGTTTCATTGGTTATCAGGGAACTTTCATCAAGCATCAGTGTGAATCCTTTGAATTTCAGCAACCAATCCCGCCTGAAAGCAGTTTCATAATTGATAACACCTATAATCTGAACATCCTTGTTGTTGTATAATTCTTTGGTATCAACAAGTGTCCTGAAATTGATTGCTTCACTTTTCTTGGTCAGGTTCATCACACGATCAGTTGGGTAATATTCTTTGAAGTGCTGAACCCAGTCATCTATCTTGGATTTCTGACAGATGACCACATTCACCGCATTGTTCAGCAGATACATTTTTTCAGCACCTACAAAGGTCTTACCCAGTCCCATATCAAGATAATAAGCACAACGGTTGAACTGTTCAGTTCTGTTCAGTGCATCTTCCTGATGGGGCATAAGGTGCAGATCATTCATCTACCCTGACACCCGTACACTGGAAGAATATTTCAGCATCAAAGTTTGGTATTGCCTTGATGATTTCCTTTCTGCGGTCTGACAGGCTGCCCCACCACAACTGACCACATTCAGATTTATCAAGCACTTTGAGATAACCGCCTGTTGTTTCGTGTGTCGGATGCTCTGCTTTTTCTTCATCCGTCATATCTTCTGAATAAATCCATTCAACAACATTCTTTGGTATTCTGTTCAACAGGTATCTTGCATCTGAATCTATCCATTCACGATAGGTCATATCTGACGGTTTATTGAACAGCATGATCTTCTGTTCAACAGTATTGAAACAACCAGTATTGAAAGATGACTTGTTCCAGTCCCCGGTGTTGCAGTTCCCGGTGTTGCAGTTCCCGGTGTTCCAGTCCCCGGTGTTGCAGTTCCCGGTGTTCCAGTCCCCGGTGTTGCAGTTCCCGGTGTTGCAGCGACCCGTGCAATTCTTTCCAATATTGACGATTCGCAACACTTCATCCCACGGGATTTCACGCACGATTTCCAATTTGTCAGTGCATGACTTGTCACCGTCTGTTCTTACCTCACCATAAGCAATGACTTCTGCAACCTTGTTTTCACTGTTGAAACTGTAATAATTGAAGCAGTCGGCAGCAGTCTGACAGAAGTGCATACCGTGACCGCAAACATCAAGTTCCCCTTCTTCCTCAAATTTTCCGGGGCAAGTGTACTGTTTAGTGTTGCCATTAGGTGAACAAGTCCAATCAGGTTTGAACACTTTGAACCCATGCACTACATTCTGAACGGTATTGTTATTTTCCATTTTCCTATTCCTCACTTTCTAAAAATGCAACAGCCTTGTCATAGTTGCGTTCTATCATTCTAAGTTCATCTTTTCCACGTTCTTCTAAATCACATATTGAACGGTAAATTTCATCATTTCTTAACGCTGTCACCTCATTGGTTATCAGATCAGTGATGACCTGTGGTTCAAGTGCATCCAGTTCCCAAGATTCATTGCCGTATTCATCAATATACTTTGATGCTCTACTGTCAGTGATCTTTGCCGGGTTGGGTGGCGGGTTATATGTACCGATCTGATTCATGGTCAGTGCTACACGCTTCACATACACATCAGCACCAAACATCTGTAAGCGTTCCTGAATATCCCTTGTCATATCAATACCGCTTGGGTCATGGTCACCTAAGTGAATAATCACCCTGTTATCACGGTAATCTTGACTAATGAAACGCTGTGCTGCTGACCACATTTCTGACTGTGAAGTGTAACCCCTACATGAAAAATATGGCGTGTCAAGCGGTGTGCAAGCCTGTCCCACAATATCAACTAAGGCATCCTTTTCAACCCATACTTCAACGTAATTCGGTTGACCGTCCCACTTATTCAGCAAATAACTGTATCTTGCGGATGCGATCATATCAGCCGGATTGTCCCAATGACCATTTTTTCTAAGATTACGGGTTCTGTCTGTGATGCTATACCAGTCAATCAACCCGGCAAGTCTACCGTCATTGATAAGATTTCCAATGTTCTTATAACTGCGTTCATTGTTGGGAATGTACCCACGGGCAACTAACTGATAATATGCCTGTCTAAGTGTCAGTTCATATCCCTGTGCCTGATATTCTTCAACCACCTGATTCACAAGGTTTATCAGTTCAAGACTTTTCTGCTGAAACTTAATGCTTTTATACTCAATCTTTGGCATCAGATCACCCCTTCAATTTCTGCAAACCGCTTTGCATTGATGAAATATGACCAACGGTGTTCACTGGTATGAATCGCATACCCCCAAGGAAAAACGCCCTGTTGTAACCCAAGTGATATTGTATTGGTGTGCTTGTGCATCAACTTAGCAACTTCACACACTGTCAAGGTTGGGATGCCATCTTCACACCTGGAAGGTTTGAAGGTCACCGGTGGTTCTTCCTGTTCAAAATAGTCAGGGTTAAGTCCAAGTGATACTGCAATATCACTTTGAACCTGTTCTGACGGTGTGGTCTTGTCATTCAGGTACATACTGATTGACCCCTTACTTTTCCCGGTCAACCCAACAACCTGTGCCTGATTGATTCCTAACTGTTGCATAGCCTGTTTCAACTTTTCGCTGAATTTCATAATTTATCACCTATCCTTTCTTGTAGTAGATATTTTATCTACTTTTTAGGCAAAAAAAATCTTAGTTGCATCATCATCTGTTAAATTCAACAGGTCTTTCAATGCCTTGATTTCACTTGCCTTGAACTCTGTTTCATTGTTGACCTTCTTCATCAATCCAAAGTAAGTCAACCCGCACTTTTCAGCCACAAACTGCAATTTATAGCCGGATGCGTTGATTTTTTCCCTTAATAACTCTGTGTTCGTCATCTTACTTTTCACCTTCCTTTTCATCATCAGGGAACGCATTGTTGTTATACTGTTTCCTGATCGTTATTCTAACAACCCCTGATTCCAACTGTTCAAATGATGTTTCCTTGAACTTCTGCGGTTTACCTTTTTTCAGGCTTTCTATGTACGCAAGGTATTCAAGTTTGGTTGGAAATTCAAGAATCTGTTCAATCCACGCTGCAACTATTTTCTTCACATAACCACCTTCTTTCTAACATGAACCACCGTCAGCACCATGAAATGCACCAACAGGATAATTCCAATCATTTGTGTATATGTCATCTGTGTTGAACTCACCAGTAAGTATTGAATGTATTGCTGCTTTATCCTTCCAACACACGCAAGACTGTGTATCACCGATAAATTCATCAAGATTCTTTTTGTTATCCAGTGTGAACCCAAGAACTTCTTCATCATGCCTTAGTGCAGCATAATCATCAGGAAAAAGTTCTTTTACTCCGGCAAATAACCGGGGTGTTGAAAATATACACATCATACAACTGCATCTGTTCCAACCTATCCTGTAACATGGGTGTGGATTTATATGATGCCGTTTCAGCAGTTCCCACACATCCTTTTCAGAATAATCAATGCAGCACCGCCATTGATGAACGATTCTGTGTGCCTTGGCTTCTGCATTGGTGCGGTGTATTTCCATTTCATTGTACTTTGACCGTCCGGCAGATTCACCACGGCGTTCACCTGAAACAATCAAGATTTTCTTGTCACGTTTGGTTTCTTCAAGATTGGCTGTCACACTGTCCTGAACCGCTGCTTTTAAGTTACCACTACACCAACGCCCTGAATGTGTACCACCTTTTGCGGGAAATTTATGTCTTTTACCACCCAGTTCTTCAAGTTCACCAAGGCGGTCAAGATTACTGACAACCGTATCTGCAACACATATTTTCAGATATGCAGAACACCAACGCCGTGACAGATCACCAGTTTTTGCGGGGAACTTCATTCTATAACCGTACTTTTTCAGAAGTTCTTCCATTTCCTCTGTTGCCTGTTCTTTCAGTTCTTTGCATTTCAGATAATTGCTTGAAAGTTTGCACTGCTTTACTTCACCAGTATCAGGGTCAATCCATTCAATGGGTTCTGATGCACCTATCCGATACAATTCACCAAAGAAACCATTCACCCTGTATGAAACCCTTAACTTGATACCCTCTGCATCTGCAAGTGCTTTTACATAGGTTTGGGTACATTTCCAATCCATACGCCTTGAAGGATGCCCGCCGTCAATATCGTGATGCCAAAACTCTATTCTTTCTTTTGGTACACCAAGTTCAAGAAGTTTTAGGTAACAAGCAACTGAATCCTTACCGCCGGAAATCAAAACAACTATCAGATCATATTCTTCAAGTGGTAAAAGTTCCGGCAAATAGATTTTCTTGAAATGCTCTGAATCAGTTCTACCGTCAACCCTTGGTTTCAATTTGATGCCCTTGCCATATATCGGTGCATCAGGAACACCCAATTTGACAGGTGTTTCCTTGGTGCAATCCGCATCTTTTATGAAATCAATCATTGCCTTTATCCTTTCCCAGTTCCTTCAAAAAGTTGTCTATTGTCAGCACACCTTAGTACAATCAGGGGTGTCTTTCCTTTATCAGATTTCACATTAAAATCTGAAAACCTGTTGACCAACATACAATAGACAATTTTTTGAAAGAACTGAAATCCTATTCCTTGCTTCTTTTCCCCGGAACTGCTGCAACAGTTCTTTTTGAAGTAGTCAGGAAGTCGGGGAACTTCCTGACCTGTGAAACAAAGTGCTGTGTCATCTCTGTTACCCGGCTTACTTTACACACACCCTTGCTTTGCAAGTATGCTTGTCACTTACCTTTTGGGTATTCATCAGTGAACATTGTGTTTACATCAGATGTCTTTACAACTGCTTGACTGACTTCCTCATTTCTTTGTTTCTGTGAGTAGATGTTTTATCTACTGACACAACAATACCATTCAGTAGATAAAATGTCAACACTTTTTTATAAAAAATTTGATAAAAGTTGATATTCAATCTATTTTATGGTATTCTTTAAGCATACCCAACCGGGAAGAAGGTGATTAAATGACAATAGGTGATAGGATAAAAGCAAGACGGGATGAATTAGGAATGTCACAAGAGGAACTTGCACATAAGATTGGATATAAAAGCAAAACTTCCATAAACAAGATCGAACTTGGTATTCAGGAATTACGGCAATCAAAAATAAAACAGATTGCTGATGCACTCCAAACAACCCCGGCTTATATCATGGGTTGGAAAGAAACAGAAGAAGATCAGCAATTAAAGAAATGCCATGATCTGATAAAAAAGTGTTACGGTTTGGATATGTATGAACTTGTTGAACTGTATGCCAAATTAAACGAATCAGGAAAAAATAAAATCATGGGTGAATTGCGTGACACGGTTGCATTATCAAAATACACCGTTAAGGAAAAAAGGGAAAATCAAAAAATGGCATAATTTTCCACCAGTACGGAAATATCATTGCAGTTGATTTTCAAAAAGGTAACTGTTGGTAACGGGTAACTGTTG